TTGGGGACGCAACTTGTACATCTGTGGCTGCAGGATCAAGTAATGTATTTGCAGGTGGGTAATATCATTATAAATAGTATTAGGAGAGATTAAATGGCAAGTTATGACGCAGGTACACTAACAAATCAAAGCAAAAGAAGTGCAAGAATCTATAAAGATTTGAATTTAGATTTTATACAAAATACTGCTACTAAAGATATTCAAAAAATTACAGACGTTGAGTCAGTAAAGAGAAGTGTACGAAATCTTATCAATACAAACCATTATGAAAAACCCTTTAGACCTGAAGTAGGGTCAAATCTAAGAGCAATGTTATTTGAGTTGATTAGTCCTCAGATGAATCATGCGATTAGTAAAGAAATAGATTTAATGATTGCAAATTACGAACCAAGATGTAGATTAGTCGAAGTTAGTTCAAACCCACAGATAGATAGAAATGCTTATGCAGTAACAATATCTTTTTATGTGGTCAATCATCCTGAACCAGTAGTAGTAGAATCATTTTTAGAAAGATTAAGATAATATGGCAACAAAATTAGAAATATCACAATTAGACTTTGACGGAATCAAAGATAATCTAAAAACTTTCCTATCACAACAGGATGAGTTTACTGATTATGATTTTGAAGGTTCTGGAATGAATGTTCTATTAGATGTTTTAGCTTACAACACTCACTACCTTGGATACAATGCTAATATGTTAGCGAATGAGATGTATCTTGATAGTGCCGATCAAAGATCAAGTGTTGTATCATTAGCAAAACAAGTTGGTTACACTCCTAAAAGTGCCACATCTTCTACAGCAAGAATTGATGTAGTTGTCAATAATGCTTCTGGCGCCTCTCTTACAATGTCAAGAGGAACAAAATTTACAACTACAGTTGACGGAACAAATTACTCTTTTGTGAATAACGCTGATATAAGTATTTCACCATCAGATGGTGTTTATAAATTTTCTAATTTAAATATTTTTGAAGGCACATATTTAAATTACAAATACACAGCAAATACAAGTGACATAGATCAAAGATTTATTATACCAAATGATTTTGTTGACACAGCAACTCTTACTGTTAAGGTTCAAGAATCTTCTTCTGACTCTACAACAAACACATATAAATTAGCAAGTGGTATTACAGGAATAGATTCTACATCTAAAGTTTATTTCTTACAAGAAGTTGAAAACGGAAGATACGAAGTTTATTTTGGTGATGGCGTTCTAGGAGAATCAATTAAAGATGGTAATATTGTTATATTAGATTACATTACTTGTAACCTAGATGAATCAAATGGTGCAACATCATTTACATTATCGGGAACAGTTGGTGGTTTTGCAAATGTGACTATTACAACATTAAATAATGCTGCTAACGGTAGTGGTCCTGAAACAATTAAATCAATTAAATATAATGCACCTAGAGATTATTCGGCACAAGATCGTGCTGTGACAGCAGAAGATTACAAAGTTCTTGTTAAAAGTTTATATGCTAATGCACAATCAGTTCAAGTATATGGTGGTGAAGACGCTGCCACTCCTGACTATGGAAAAGTTTACATTTCAATCAAGGCAAAATCAGGCTCTAATCTAACAGAAATAACTAAGACAGGTTTAGTTGCAACTCTTAAATCATTCTCTGTTGCTTCGGTAACACCTGTGATTATTGATCCTGAAACAACTTTTATAATTTTAACAACAACATTTAAATTTAATTCTAACTTAACAACTAAAGATGTATCAACACTTTCAACAAATGTATTAAATGCTATATCAACTTTTAATACAGACACATTGGAAAATTTTACAGGTGTGTTCAGATACTCAATATTAGGAAAAACAATTGATGATAGCGATACATCTATTTTATCTAACATCACTAAAGTTAAGATGTACAAAAATATAACACCAACTTTAAGTTCAGGATTAAAATACACATTATCTTTTAATAATGCACTTTTCAATCCACACTCAGGACATAATACAGCCGCTGGTGGTATCATATCTTCAACAGGATTCAAAATTAATAATGATGATTCACTTAGCGAACATTTTTTAGATGATGACGGCAACGGTAATGTAAGAGTTTATTATCTAAACGGAACAGTTAGAGTATATACAAGTTCTACTTTTGGTACTGTTGATTACGCAACTGGAGAAATAATTTTAACTTCTGCCAACATAACAAGCATATCAAACGTTGATGGTGCAGCTAGTACTATAATAAGAGTCACGGTATCACCAGATTCAAATGATATTATACCTGTAAGAAATCAGGTGTTATCAATTGATGTTACAAATTCAACTGTGTCTGGTGGAATAGATGAAATAGAGAGTGGTAGTTCACAAGCAGGAACATCTTACACAACAACTAGTAGTTATTAGGTGTTAGGTAATGGACATTAAAAAAACAAATAAAAAAAAACTATCCACACTTATTAAACAACAGGTACCTGAGTTCGTATTAACGGATCACCCTAAGTTCACAGAATTTCTTACTTCATACTTTCTATTCATGGAGTCTGCTGAATTAAATTTAGATACAATCACAGATATAGATCAGATACTTTTAGAAACGATAGGTGTCACAAATAGTTTTGTATTACTCAATCAAACAACTAAGAATGGTTTAGACGCAGGTAATAAACTTGTAGATGAATCAAATACATTTGGTGGTTCTTTTCAAAAAGGTGAGATCATTACAGGTTCAACATCTGGTGCTACTTCAACTGTTTTAGCAGAAGATGTTATATCAAATTCAAGATTATTCATCTCAGCAAACAATGCTTGGATAACAGGAGAAACTCTTACAGGTTCTACTTCAGGTGCAACTGCTAAGGTTGGTAAATATCGTGCCAATCCAGTAGAGAACATTCAACAACTTTTAAATTATTCTGATCCCGATCATACAATAAGTGATTTCTTGACTCAGATGAAAGGTGAGTTTCTTAATACGATTCCTACCGACACAGATGACTCTGTAAGTACAAGAAAACTAATTAAAAATATTAAATCTTTATATAGAGCAAAAGGTACTGAAAAAGCACACAAGGCTTTTTTCAGAATACTATTTAATCAACCAGCAGAAGTTTATACTCCAACAGATGATATGTTGAGGGTATCAGATGGTTCTTGGAATGTTCAAACTTTTATTCGTTGTACTCAAACACTATTACAACAAGCACAAGATCCTATTTTCTTAACGGGACAAACAATCACACAGGCAAATGATCCTTCTTCATCAACTGTAAACGAAGCAACTGCAATTGTAGAAGACATAATTAAATTCCAAGAAGGTAGTACAGAAATTATTGAGATTATACTTAATACAGAAACAACAACAGGTACTTTTGTAAACGGTGCTACAATAACTGGAGTAAGTAATATTGATTCTGATTTAACAATTGGTATTATAGTATCACAGGCATTATCAACAGCAGTAATTACAAATAATGGTAATACACTAACAGTTGGTGATGAGGCAACTCTAACCGGTGGTGAAGGTGCTGGTGCCAGAATTCAGATACAAGATATATCTGGTGCAGGTGTTAGTGAAGTTATTGTCAATGCTGCTGGGGCAAATTTTGAAGAAGGAGATACTTTAACATTTAGTTCGGGTACTGCCGAGGCAGAAGTTTCTGTCGTAGGTGGTGGTATTGCTCCTGAAACAGGAAGTTTAGATATTCATGTTGAATTAGAAATAGGAACGATTACAGGTGGCGGATCAGGTGATCTATTATTTGAGGATGCTATTGATAATGGTCGTGGTGGTAAATTTTTAGATTCATCTACTCAAATGCAAAATTTTGAAGTTAGAACAGCATTAGAAAACGAATCTGGTGCTATACTACAAGAAGAATATGTTGATGATTCTGCCGATAGAATATATGTTGTGAATCAAGAAAGTGAACTTGACAAACCTTACGGCATGGAAGCTGAAGATCATTTCGTATTAGAAGATTTAGCGGCGTCAACAGGATATAACGGAAATAAAATTGTTCAACAAAATGCAACAGGTAGTGGTGACATAACTGATATAAGAATGATCGCAAGTGGTTCTGGTTACACAACTTTACCCACAGCAACAATTGATGGAACAAGACATATAGGATTAGAAGCAACTACCGATGATGGCATAGGTGATTTTAGTCGTATCGAATTTGAAGATGGTGGAACATTATTAAATGAATCTACTTTTGCTGTATTGAATGTACAAGGTGCAACTGTAATACCTTTTGGAGAAGATATTGGTAGAGCAACATCATTAAGTATTATTGAACATGGTATTAATTTTACATCAGCACCTACATTGGCATTTCCTCATTACGCCGTTCTTAAAACAGTTTCAGGAACAATATCTGCAAACGAAACGTTTACATCAAACGTAAGTGGTGCAACAGGAACAGTAGTTGACTTTACATCACCTCTTTTAAAATACACAACAACTACAAGTGAATTGGTTGAAACGGATACAATCACAACATCTGGTTCTCAAACTGCTATAGTGGCGAAGACAGATCCATTAACGGGTACTGCAACGATAGGCGCTCAGATTACAACTGCTGGAAAATTCATAAACCAAAATGGTCACCTTTCAGAAGGTTCTAAAAAAATTCAAGATAGTTTATACTATCAAGATTATTCTTATGTCATAAGAGTTTCTGAATCAATCAATAAGTGGAGAGATTCAATCAAGAGAGCAGTTCACCCTTCTGGATTCTATGTGACAGGAGAGGTAAATATTCAAACTAGATTAGCAGGTGGTGTTAAACAACCAGTCGGCGCTACATTAGCACAAGGATTGTTCTCAGGTACTTCTGATAGTCCTATCTATATGAGATTAAATACATTGTTCAATACTATCTTTCATAGAAGAACAGGAGTTGGATTTAAGTTTATGAGTAATGCTATTCAATTAGATGGCAAGACTCTAGTATCAACTGCTACTGCAAGAACAGGTAAACCAGTAGAAGTTCATAATGATTACAGAGATACAAGTACAAATACTGAAAAAGAATTGAATCTATATCCTGAAACTA